GACATAATATATATACTTTCTGTTTGAGGTTAATTTGTGTGAATAAAGAGTATAAGTTCAGCTAATAGGTGTCAAGCGTCAGCAATTAGAATGTCACCAGCTTCTGTAAGTAGCGAATTACCAAGCTCATCTGTAATATGTATGGCTTGCGGTATGGCAGTTCCTAAACTACTAATTAACCATTGAGTTCCGTTATCTATTGCTAAACAAGGACTTCCACTGTCTCCGTCTGATACATAAACAACTCTACCAGCAGTACCACTAGACGGTAAACTGGAAGCCGTATACGATCCTACTTGTAACAGTTGTGATATAGTAAGGTCACCGCTAACTGTACCGCCTGATGTATTTAACTTGTTATCAAGCTTTGCTTTAACCTTCTGACCTAACTGCGTAAGTAAACTGCTCATATCGAGGTGGTTTTATATTAGGGTGTAGTTAAGCCGTCAAGGAAATCTTGGTAATCACCTACCTCTTCCTCACGAGCATCTAAGAAGTAAGGTAAATCGTTCCAAGCAGTCGTCCCGTCACCTATCTTAATTCTGTTACGAGCCGAGTCGATCTCGATTCCTATTTCCCCCTCTAAAAGAACAGGGTTAGCGGTACTCCAATTTGTAGCTGAATCGTTTCTAAGTTGTATTCTTTTACTAAATGTAGCCATTTGTTATGCTCCTCCTCCGTCGTAAACATCTAAGTTATTACTGGCATAAGCCCCTAAAGAATCAATCTGTGGATCACTTAACGCAGCGTTACCTCCAACCAATCCGATAATGTCCGGGTCAGATGTAATGGAATCTGTTATCTCTTTAGCTGCTGCGGTTGTAGCTATTGCTTCTGCCACTCCTTTACTAGCAACATTACCAAGTGTCCGATATTGAGCAGACAATGGATGAGGTCGAACTACAGGACGTAACGGCATGTCAACACTTCCACCTACGCAACGCCAAGGCTTTACGAGTAGGACGACCTTTACTGTCTTTCATCGGACCCTTTACCCCAGACATCCGAGCACAGAAGGAACGCTTACGTGGACCACCTCCGGGTTGTGGAGCTTTCAAGTTAGAACCAGTAGCTCTATTGTACTTCCGTCTACCTTTAGCAGTCAGCCCACCCTTACGGGACTTCTCGCCTCTACCTATAGATAACGATACGCTCACTTCTTCTTCGGGAACCCACGCTTCATATTAGCGTAAGCTTTAGGTGTAATGGTAGACTTCTTCTTACTACGGCTGATGCCTAGTTTCTTTCTTCTGTTAATGTTTGCGTATAATCCTTTTGGCATATCTATTTCCTCACTAATACTTCTAACATTCTATCTAATTTTGTGTGAACTTCTTTAATCGCTTCCTCTACCTTTGCAATCCGTGCTTCAACAGCAGCATCTCTTTCCCTTTGCGCAGCTAACTCCACCTCTATCTTTGTAAGTCGTTTATCACCAATGTCTAAGCGTTCGATCAAGCGTTTAATAATCCAACCGATAATTGCTAAACCAACAGCTAATACGGTGTTAAGAAGTCCTGATAGAGAGTCGATCATTATGAACCTTGTATAAACAACGCTTCTTGTGTAATACTATCAGCGGCGTTTCCGCATTGTCCTGTAATTTTTATATCCACAGCTCCTGTAGTATCAGCACTACCTGTTGTGGAAATCGCTCGAATAATTGAACCATCTAAAACAAACTCAATAATAAGTTTCTGAGACGCTCTTGTGCCGTCTTGGAAGATCCAAATATCTGCAATCCAATCTCCGCTTAAAGGAGTTGTTGTAATAAAACTATCTGATAGTAATGTCCTTCCTTGAGTTCCAAAATGAAATTCTATTATTTTTGTTCCAGCTGTACCTGTTATTGTGCCTAGTGCTTTGTAATGTAAAACACCTGTCTTACCCATCCAATCAGCGGGTAGTGTATAAGTTATTAAGTCTGTTTGTGTAGTTGAACTACTTGAAACTTCTGTTGTACTAGCAAACAATTTAGACATACTCCTTTGAGTACCTGTACCAACATCGTTTATTTCACCATCTCTGGATAACGAACTAACTCTTGTATTTGATGCGTTAGCTGTCAGATCGATACTTATATCGTTTGCATCTTCTGTATTTACACAGATAAGATTATCTAAATTAATATTGTCAGCATTGCTAAGAGTAAGGTTAGGTTTACCACCATTCACAACACCACCTAAAATACTGTTTGTTACTTTTCTGTATGTTAAAGTAGCTGATCCATCACCTTCCCCTACCCCTGTAGCTATGAAAGTCGTGCCTATGTCGTTATCGGCTGACCCAATTAAAGTAAAGTCAGTAGGGGTAGGAGTACCAACAGTTGTTATTTCATAACTCAATCCAACTTCGAAGTTACCAGCAGTAATCCCAGTACCTCCTAACTGAATAGCGTTAGTTGCATTTGTTTTCCCTGATGGATAATCAACATTTGCTTGAACATCCCAAGCGTCACCTCCCTGTATTCTAATAGCAGAATATCCCGTCGCAATGGTAGCTGTTCCTGTGCCTGTACCTTCTCCTGTAGCTGTAAAAGTCGTACCTATATTGTTATCCGCTGACCCAATCAAAGTAAAGTCAGTTGTACCCACAGTTGCTATTTTATAACTTACACCAACTCGGAAATTACCAGCAGTAAATGCAGCAGTACCTATGTAATTAGGATTTACAACTATTGCGTTCAGTTTGTTATTTTTAATTACTGTATTAACATCGCCGTCGTGCCTAAATTCAATAGCGTGTGTATCAGAATTGTGGGATACTACATTAAAAGTACAAGCCTCCAATGTTCCGTGGTTTGTTGCATCGTAAGGTGTAACTCTAAGGGCTGCATAACTTGAACGATCGAACACACTTACATTTATGTTCCTATAGATTCCACCGTTATTGATAGCAACAGCAGATGTTAGTCCATTTACTCCACAATCATAAGAATTAACAGTTGCTGTAATATTGAAAATACTATGTTGCCCTGTAGCAGTGCCGCTCAAACCCATGAATAATGCCCGTGCGTTTTCCGAACCTCCATTAATTTCACCAAGAGAAAAATCATTTATAGTGGTCCCGTGTGAAATAACAGATACTAAATCATCAAAGGTATACCCGCTGAACGTACTGGCTGTTACCTTAGTACAATCTTCAAACTGTGGTCCACCACCTCCTGATCCTCCTGCACTTGTAGTTGTAGAGTGAATGTGTCTTATAGAAACATCAGAACAACCCATAATTTGTACAGTATTACTTTTTGTTTCGTTTACATAGATTGTATCTATTTCAATGTCTGAACAATTTAATAAGTAAACACCAAAGCCTACAAGGTCAGGGTCTGTTTGATTTGAAGCATTACCCTCAATACTAAACGAACCTTTTAAAGAAATGTTACTCTGACCACTCGATGCAAAAACTACAGCTCTTGTAGAATTAGCTACAGTAAACTTTGTATTTATACCTGCAAATATTAAAGTACGATCCGACGGAATGGTAAGACCTACATTTACAGTAATAGATGATCTATAAGTTAATGTAGTTTTATTGCTTATTACATAATTACCTTCAGGGAAGTAAATAGAAGAGTTAGCATCAATAGCAGCTTGAATCCTTGTTGTGTTGTTATCTCCTGTAGCGTAATCCGTACCGTCGTTCTTCACTCCGTAATCCAACACGTTAGCAACATCAGCAAAACGATCAGAAAGGCTCCTAGCTGTGGTTGAAAGAGAAGCAGTAACATCATATCCACCAAGAGATACAATAGCAGGACTACCGCCAAGAGCTATAGCGTTGTCTATTGTTTGATCGGTATACGCTTTATTAGCAGCATCAGTAGCAGCAGTAGGAGTACCAAGGTTTATTATCTTGTTACCTTCAGCGTCGTAGTTAGCTCCTCCCTTTTTAAAAAGTAGTTCACCACCAACACCTTGTGAAGTTTCCTGTGCTACGTATAAGTTGTGTAAGTATGCTTCATCTAAGTCGTCTCCTGTAAGTACAGAACCGTCAACAAAGTCAGCTATCGCTTCAAAATCCCCACGACTGTCACGATACACTTTTACTTCAGCACCATTAGCAGGAGCAGTATTTAGATAAACTCGTTTAGTGGGTAGGTCTGTATTAATAACGAAACCTACCTCTGACCCGTCAACTTTTACTTTTACGTGATCGTCTCTAAGG